TTGTATTTATTATTAATACAGAAAAAAAATAATTTGTTAATATATTTAGTTAGAGTAAGCAAGACCACCCATTCCACTAAGAATACGAAGCACATTGTAATTCACAGCATACATATTGAGAGTTCCTTCAGCTACATCTTTAGTTCCAACAATAGCAGTTGCTGTATCAATACGAGACATATTAAGAGTTCCAGATGGTTGATGTTCTTCTGGTTTTAATGCAAAAGAATATACGTGAATATTTTCTCCATGAGGAATATTTTCGTGGTGTTGATAAGGTTGAACGTGTGTGAAATATTTGGCATCACGCTTAGCAAAACGATCATTACCGTTAAGTTGAAGTTGGAAATCAGTTGTTGGTAAATTACTGAAACTGTCAGCAGTGCTATGTTTATTAATCCATACTAATTCTTTAACAGGGTGATTAAATGAAAGTTTGGATTTTGTTGTTACCGCACCGGTGGTGCTACTAGCAATTGATTCACCACCAGTAAATTGAACTTGTTCAATAAGATATTCGTGGGATAATTGAGCAAAACGACGACGTTCGTCAGTATCTAAGAAGATATAGTCAGCCCATAATTCTACATTTGTAACACTAGCACCATTTCCTCCAAGTGCATTTTCTGAACCTAATGTAAGATTGATTTTAACTTCGTGATATTGTAAAGCAATTAGCGGTAATGCTAAACCAATATTACGGCAGAACCAAAACTCAAGAGGAACATATATGGTTGCCCCACTAGCACCAGTACCAGTACTAGCAATCATTCTTTTAAAACCTTCTTGTTTACCTGTAGGTAAAGTAAGTTCATTCCAGATATACATCCATTCACCATATTGACGATCAATCATTTGACCACCAATTTCAACTTCTACTTGTTCAATAAGTTTATGTCCAACATCTTTGGCATCACCTATTGCTGTTACAGTAGCTTGTAAGTATAACTTATGAACTAAATCACCATTACGGGAGATTTGGCAAGTTACACGTTGTCCTAAGGTAGCATTTCCGTTAAAGGTTTGTTGTATAGACTCAATAGAGAAGTTAGTATGACGACGATAAACTACTTTGAAGAAAGTGATCTGAGGGTTGCCGGTAAGATAGACATCTTGGGCACCATAAGCTACAAGTTGAAGTAGACCTCCACCCATTTTATTCTTAGTTAAGATAAAAAATAATGTTTAAAATTACAGAATATTTTTCATTTTATGTTTTGTTATGGTATTTTTTATATATCTTAAATATTATACCTTTAAATCCTGTTATTACATTTTATTTAATTTTATCATTTGTATGTTGGATGTTATGTTATATGATTTATCTTAACATATCTACAAAAAAAATATTATTCTTCATTGTTTTTGGAATTATTTTAGTTAAAGTTTTACCAATTTTAACATTAAAGCATGAATTTAATACAACAGATCTTTCATTTGGATTATCTATGTTTATAATATATCATATCATATTGTATTATACAAAAGGTATTGAACCTATTCAATTCTATATGAACTTTATTAAATATTTTAAAGATATTCCAGATAATTTAGAATATATGTTTAACGATTTAGTTATTAAACAAATAATATAAATACAATAGTTTAATTAGAATAAGCTAAACCACCCATACCACTTAAAATACGTAAGACATTATAATTAACACCCCATACCCTTATTGTTCCTGATTTTTTAGGTTTTACTACTAATTTAGCCGTATCAATTCTTGACATATTTAATGTCCCCGATGGTTGATGTTCTTCAGGTTTTAACGCAAATGAATATACATTTATACCAGCATTAGTTGGAATATTTGTGTGATGTTGGTATGGTTGAACTAACGAGAAATAATCTCCATTCCTTTTAGCAAAACGATCATTGCCATTTAATTGTAAATTAGCTGAAGTAATTGAATTTTCACCATCTGGATCTATACCAAATAAGGTTTCTTGAAGTTTTATATTTGAATCGTTACCAAATAAATTGCTTGCTTCAATATTAGATTCTGAAAATGTTGGTGTATCAGTATAATTATACCATTGATTTTGTTGAGCTGCTTTATTATTATCATTAATAGTCCATATAAGTTCTTTAACAGGGTGATTCATAACTAAAGCAATATTTTGTTCGTTTGTTCCTGAAAGCGTATTTTCATTCATTTGTACTTGTTCAATTAAATATTCGTGCGATAATTGAGCAAATCTTTTACGTTCATCAGTATCTAAGAATATGTAATCACACCAAATAGAAGCATTTTTAATTGATTTAATTGTATCATCTACGTCTTCTTTTTTAACATAAGCAGTTCCATTATAAGTGCAATTATTAAAAGTTTCTATTTCTATATTTATTTTTACTTCGTGATATTGAAGAGCAATCAATGGTAATGCTAAACCAATATTACGACAAAACCAAAACTCTAAAGGAATATATACTTTATTATCTTTAAAACTTGTCATATCAGTATCTGCACCGATCATTTCTTGGTAACCATTCATTTTCCCAACAGGTAATGATAACTCATTCCAAATATACATCCAATGTGAATATTGTTTATCAATCTTTTGACCACCAATTTCAACTTCAACTGACTTTAATAAACGATGACCTATAAAATTAACATAGCGATCTAAATCTTCAGTAAGAATATTGTTTATAAGATCTCTATTGTGTAATTTTTCTAATTCTACTTCTACATACATTTTATGAACTAGATCACCATTACGAGATATTTGACACGATACACGATTACCCCAATCAAACTTTCCGTTAATTGATTGTTGTATAGATTCTATTGAGAAATTAGTATGACGACGATATACTACTTTAAAGAAAGTTATTTGAGGATTTCCAGTTAAATATACATCTTGCGCACCATAAGCAACCAATTGTAATAATCCACCACCCATTTTAATTATTAAGCATATAAAAAATTAACTTGCAAAAAGTATTTAAATATGATGAAAGAAAGATGTAGTAAGAAAAGAATACACGTTGTAGATAATACTAAAGAAATCTCAACCCTAGATGATATTCATATTAATAGTATAAAAAAATTTGAAACTAAAAATAAAAGAATTGAAGAAATAACTGAACTAATTAATAAATTGAATATCATATCAATGACAGACATTTCGTGGTTATCCAACGTTGAAATTAAAGAACAAGTTAAAGATTATACAAAAGAGTTAGATAAACTTAATAGTGAAAATGAACTTGATTATTACGAAAATGTTGGAGAAATATTGTTTAATTACTATGATATAGTTAATCAAAATGTTGGAGTTAAACAAGTTAATCCTAAAAAATATACTATTTTAGAAGCACTTAATATTGAAATGGACAATAGCAATTCAATAGGAGAATATAAAGATAAATCTAAATTGGTTAATGAATATTTAGCAATTACAGATAATAAATACATCAATCATATTGATGGTGAATTTACTAACTCTAAATGTATTAATTGTAATAACGAAATGACTAATTTAGTTCAAGAAGCATTAGTAGTATGTTTAAATTGTGGTTATCAAGATGTTTTATTAGCAGAACAAAATAGACCTATAATGTTATATGATAAAAAAGATGGTATTCATTATAGCTATAAACGTATTAATCATTTTAGAGAATGGATATCACAAATACAAGGGAAAGAAAGCACTGATATACCAAACGAAGTATTTGAAAAAATACTAAATGAACTTAAAAAAGAGAAAATTACTGATACAACTAAACTTACACCTAAGTTTATGAGAACAATATTAAAAAAATTAAGAACACATAAATATTATGAACATACAGCATATATTATTAATAGAATTAATGGTATTCCACCGCCTCAATTTTCACCGGAATTAGAACAAAATCTATCTAATATGTTTATGCAAACACAACCTTTATTCATTAAATATGCACCTGCTAACAGATTAAACTTTATTTCATATTCTTACATTTTACATAAATTCTTTTTAATTTTAGATATACCGGAATACCTTGCTTTATTTCCATTACTTAAAAGTAGACAGAAGATAGCTCAAAATGAAGAAGTTTTTAAGAAAATATGTAAAGAGCTAAAATGGACTTGGATTCCTAGTATTTAAAAATGATTTCGTTAATTATAAATATATAATGTATATTATCTTTGATACTGAAACTACTGGTTTAATTCCTAAAGATTCTTCGAATAATTACTATCATTATACAAATACTTCTAAATATAATAATGCTAGAATGATTCAAATTAGTTATGAAATATTAGATCACACTTTAAATGTTATTGCTACAAGAAGCTTTTATATTAATGAAATAGATACAGTTAGTAATTCTCAGTTTCATAATATTACAAAAGATTTGTTAGAAAAAGAAGGTATAAGTATGAAGCAGTTTTGCGATATATTTACTGAAGATCTTAATATTTGTTCTAGAATTATAGCACACAATTTACAATTTGATTATTTTATTCTAATGAGTGAATTATATAGATTTGGATTTACTGATATTATTAACAAAATTAATTTACTTAAATTAATCTGTTCTATGAAAAAAACTAGACATTTTGTTTGTCCTAATAAAAAATATCCTAAATTATTGGAATTGTATAATTACGCAAATAATAGTAATCTTAAAGAACTACCAAATGCACATAATTCGATGTTTGATGTTATGTATTTACGAATTGCTCTAGTTAAACTTAAGAGTAATAATGTATTTGATATATTTATGTGCGAATAATTATATATTTCAATTATATTTTTCATTAAATAAGATTATGGCTGATAAACTTGATATTTTGGTAGAAAACAAAAATGAATATTTAGAACATTTAATTGATATTTCTACTATACCTATTTGTAAGTTCTTTGTTAACATTGCAAATAATTGTAGTTCATTAAAAGAATTTCAAAAAGAATTAGTATTATTAACAAAATGGAACAAACAAAAACAAGATGCTAAAATGAATACTATTCATAAATTAATTGAAGAAGATCAGGCAACACCACAATATATGTTAAAATTATTATCTGAAATTATTTCTAAAAGTATTAAAATTAAAATTATTGAACATAGATCAATTATTAAATCATTAAAAGTATATATTCCTGAATGGTATGAATTTTTATATAAAGTATGTATATTAGCATCTAACATATTTTGGAAAAATCCAGTTTTATTTTATAAAAAAGTATCTTCTATTGAAAGACAAAATAACATTAATACTATTGAAAAAATAACTAAAATGTGTATTAAGAATGCTGTAAGATCTTTTATTCCTTTAAATAAAATTATTAATGAATTAACTGATATTACAGGAGGAGGAGAGATTAATATTACTAATACTCAAACTTTAGTAGAAAATGAAGATGATAGTGAAGATGATATTAGTAATCCTGATAGTGATTTAAATAATGTTAATAATCTTCAAAGTGATGAAGATCTTGAGAGTGATGAAAGTGATGAAGAACTTGATGATGAAAGTGATGAAGAACTTGAGAATAATAAAACTAATAAAGATATTGAGAATAATGAAGAGCTCGAGAATGATCAAAGTGATGAAGACCTTGAGAATGATGAAGAATTTGATGATGATGAAGAATTTGATGATGATGAAGAATTTGATGATGATGGAAATGATGAAGAACTCGAGAATAATCAAAGTGATGAAGAACTCGAGAATGATGAAGATAAACAATTTAAAATAGAAAAATATGAAATAGAACATAAAGAAACACTTGAAGATCAAATAATAAAACCTATTGTATTAGAAGAACAAATAGAACATAAAGAAACACTTGAAGATCAAATAATAAAACCTATTGTATTAGAAGAACAAATAAAACAAACTGAAGAATCTTTAGAAGATCAAATAGTAAAACCTATTGTATTAGAAGAACAAATAAAACAAACTGAAGAATATTTAGAAAATCAAATAGTAAAACCTATTGTTATATTAGAAGAACAAATAAAACAAACTGAAGAATCTTTAGAAGATCAAATAGTAAAACCTATTGTTATATTAGAAGAACAAATAAAACAAACTGAAGAATCTTTAGAAGATCAAATAGTAAAACCTATTGTTATATTAGAAGAACAAATAAAACAAACTGAAGAATCTTTAGAAGATCAAATAGTAAAACCTATTGTTATATTAGAAAAACAAATAAAACAAACTGAAGAATCTTTAGAAGATCAAATAGTAAAACCTATTGTTATATT